TTATAAAATAAAATTAAATAGAGCGTATACAGTATATTGTATACAATATTCAAAGGAGACGGTAAAAATAAAAGTAGAAGCAAAGGATATTCCGTATATTCAAAAATTCATGACTGAATTCTGGAAAGCTATAAAAGATTTCTATTTAGTTGAACTTACAGACGAATATTCCAGGCAGGCCACTGATCGTCTGATAGAACTTGGAGAGTATGCGGAAATGTGCCCTGATAATAATGATAAACAGTTTATTAAGAATTGTCTAGTTGCTTTTAATAAGCTATTAGATTCTAAACAGAGAGGATTGATAAAGAATGTACAACACAAAGAACAGATATGAGCAGGGACAGGCTCTCAGAAAAGAAATATATATGTATATCGTCAGTTATATCAAACTGGTTGGATATGCACCGTCGATTACGGAGATTTCTGAAAAGGTAGATGCCGGGAGAGCTACGGTCTGGAAACATATCAATCAGTTGATTGATGATGGTTTACTCAGAACAAACCACCCCAGTACCGACAGGGCATATACTCCAGTTGGGTACGGAATAAGAAAGATAAACAAGGAGATAAAATGAAACTTTATGACATTGTTACAGCAGATGGTGAATTTGTAGAGCCCTTGACGCAAAGAGAAATTATGAATAAATTCGGACTTGCAAAATACAGATTCCGTACATTCTTGGATAACAGCTATCTGATTGACGGCAAATATTGGATAGATGACTCTGCCGAAGATATGCAGGTGACCAGAAACGGATGTCGGAAGATGTTAAAACAGTTTGATGCTTTAACAGAAAACATAAGGAGGGCTGTTGGATGGGAAAGTTAAAAATCAAGCAGAAAAAGAAAGCATTCATTCCATATACAAATAAACAATCTCATATGTTCGCACAGTCTATCCAGAACTGCCAGAAAGAGTTAAAAGAGATGGAGTTAAAAGCCTTTGATGATGGGTTCGAGGATGGAAAGAACTGGTCTGACGTGCTGAATTTTGTGATTTTGTTCTATGTAATGCACGAATTACATGGATGGGGATGGAAACGTTACATGAAGTCCGTAAAAAGAATTAATAACTACATCAATGATATCAATTCTGGAAAAACATCATTGTCTGAAATGGTTGATGATTTGGAAAAGAAGCATCACATTCAGATTTGTGATGATTATAAGGAGCTGATTGAGAGATATGGAGCGTAAAGCTGCACCGATGATTTATATACAGAATAACGGGCAGTTAGCGTTTGGTTAAATGAAAGTAGGGCAAGAAATGGACATTAAGTTAAAAGAAATCAACAGAGACGATTTAAAGGTAGGAGATACCGTTGGAATCGCCAGGGAAGTGTGGAGTGGATATGGAGTAGGGTTTAGACACGTCATGGTGTATCCGGCAAAGATTATTCGCATAACTCCTAAACGAACCAAAATTGAAACCGACATTGGAGAATACGATAAACATGAAGTGTTTTATAAATACGATTCTGATGCCATAAAAGAAAGCGAAATGGCGAAGAAGTTTAAAGCAATCAAAGATGGTGTATATGTTATCGAAGATTTTAAGTCGAGACATGGGCTGAGAGCAATCAAAGATGAAGATTTAGATACACTGTCAAAGCATATTAATGCAGTTGCAGAGATTTTGAAAAGATACGGAAAGTGAGGATACAATGACAGAACAGGAAAAGAAGGAACTTCTGGACGAGTTGGAAAAGCGCATTGACGAAAAATACAAAGGTTGTCTTACCAGAGAAGATGTTGCAACCACATTAAAAGCACCGAGAGAAAAGTGGTTCAGAGACGACAACGGAAACGGAAGAGATTCTCTAATGACGGATGCTTTTGATTCTACCATTATCGCATGGCAGGTTTGGGAAACAATACGAAAATTAACTTGCGTTATATGTGGTAAGCAGTACGTCAGACAGCTTGCGAATGTAGAGAATGCAGATGAGATTGCAGAGAAACTTTGCCAGTTTGTTTATGACTTGAAGATAGATTTTAAGAAGCAGGAGGACGCAAAATGTTAATCAGAAGTCAGAATAAGGAAGTTTTAGCTACACTTGAACTTTTATTCGATATCGAAGTTTCGGGTGGAGTAATAAGTGCAAGAAGAGATATGAGTTGGTGCTGCTTGCTCGGAGAATATTCCACCAAAGCAAAAGCCATGAAGGTACTGGACATGATTCAGGAAGCATATATAAACGGACATGTGGATTATCAGATGCCAGAGGACAGTGAGGTGGTTGTATGATTGCATTTTTATTAGGATTCACCCTTGGAATCATATTCGGAGTGGTTGGTATTATATGTATAGCGATCATGTACGACAAGCACCACTCAGACAAATAGAAAGGAGAACGGTATGCTGACAAGGAATAAAAAGCTGAAAGACTACGGTATTCCGGCAGAGGACATTGAAAAACTGAATACGATGCTGAAAGACTTCCCGGCAGAGTACGGATACCTGCTTTCCAGTGCCACCTTGTCAGCTTGCCCGAAGAACACGGTGATAGCGGATATGGTAATTAAGAATATCCTACACCGGAAAAGTTACAGGAAAATCAGCAAAGAAAGATATATCCCGATGAATCCGAAGGACTTCTACGGATACAGACGCAAGACCGTTGCTATACTGTATGAGAGAATGCGGTTGTTGGGAGTGTGGGAGGATGAATAAATGAAATTAATTGATTTGATAGCAGCAATTGGCGGCGATCCCGAAAGCGACAATAAAATTCAGATATGCCATCCGGGTAGAAGCTGGGAAGATTACGATACATTCAATACCGGTTCAAAGCTGTTGAAACCATTTTACGACTTAGAAGTATGTTGCCTTTCAGCGATAGAAACAGATGTGATTAGAGTTGACTTGGATTTTAATGAGAAAGGTTGATGGAAATGCGTTTAATTGATGCAGATAAAATAATTGACTCTCTTGGAATGTCGGATATGGATTTTGCAATAGGTGCAGTTATTGACGAACAGCCGACAGTTTTTGATGTAGATGAAGTTGTTCAACAGTTGGAAATGTTAATCGAAGATAAATGTTCAGAATTGGGTGACGATTGGTATACAGCCGAATGCCTGAATGAAGCAGTTGAAATTGTGAAAGGCGGTGGAGTTGAATGAGAGAAATTCTTTTCAAGGCAAAGCGGATTGATAACGGCGAATGGGTTGAGGGATATTATCAGAGAAGATATTATTTTTTAGGCAATGAAGAACATTTAATCTTCCACGCTGATAGTTATAAAGTGTGGGAATATGCGGAAATTGACCCAGAAACCCTCTGCCAGTTCACGGGACTTTGCGACAAGAATGGGAATAGGATATGGGAAAATGATATTCTGATGGCACACTTGGACGAATTCTACCCAGAAGATACGACATATGAAATCGTTGAATGGGGTGTTGCCGGATTGGTAGGGAACGAAACTGGTAGCGTAGATAGAGAATATCTTGGCGAGTTTGATCTTGAACATTATGAAGTAGTTGGAAACATTTTCGACAATAAAGAATTATTACAGGAGGAGCACAAATGAGTAGTGCAAGTGTAAGATTCGGAACAAAAGCGTATGTATGTGCAAGATACTTTCTTAGACCGGGAAAGTGTTTCAAATACATCGACCAGCGCGGCGAAGACACCACAGAACACGTCTATGAGGTCATGGCATTATTCCCGTACTGTGTACTGTTAAGAGATACCAGAAACGGAGTCAGGACTTGCCCGGGATATAACACTTTAAGCCTGATGTTGAAAGGGAGTGAAACGTATGAGTAAATCAGTATTAGTGATAGATACACCGGAGAATTGCTATGATTGCCCGTTCGGAACTGCATACTGCGGCGAACTTGAATATGAGGGATACTGTGAATTAGCCGATTGTTTAGATTATGATGTAATTCTGATGACAGAAGAACATTATGATTACGAAAGCAAATCAAGACCTGATTGGTGTCCATTGAAGCTGTTACCAGAGAAGAAAAGTACAACTGCACCCGTGAGCAATTACGAAGTGCAGAAAAACTTATTTGCCGACGGTTGGAATGCCTGCTTGAGAGAAATTACAAAAACAAGCGATGAAAATGAGCGATAAAAAGCAAGCGATAAGAGGTGAAGTAGATGGAGAGATTAACAGAAAGAGAAAGAAATGTTGATGGTACAGGAGTTGCAAAAGAAGAAATTACGGATGGATTATTAAAACCGTTTGCGGATAAAATTCTTACGAAACTTGCTGTTTATGAAGACTTAGAAGAACAGGGATTGCTTGTGAGATTGCCGTGTAAGGTTGGGGATATGGTATGGGATAACGATTTTGGATATCCGGAATCGTATGAAATAAAAGCATTTTCATATGGATATTGTGACAGTTATGTTGAGCCAGATATAGAAGATGAAATTATATTTTATTACGAAAACTATACAGGTTCAATAACAGGAGCTTTTCCAATGAGCGAAATTGGTAAAACCATATTCTTCACCCGTGAAGAAGCCGTGAAAAAGTTGGAGGAGATGAAGAAATGAATAACAAACCTACACCAGACATAACGCCAAACCTTGCTATATCAGCATACCACGTACTACAGCAATATTGTACTGGACAGCCAGCGGATTGCAAAGGCTGCGGATTCTACGAACACTGTCCAGAATGTTTTCGAGGCATGCCATGTGACTGGAACTTGAATGAAGAAGGTGAAATAAATGAAGCTGAGAAAGGCAACACTGATTGACTACGGAGTACCGCCGGATGATGTACCGACATTACAAAGCCACTTGCGGAATCTTAGCGAAAGCGACAAATACAATCTGTTACAGGTATCTATCAAATATGCACCCGGCATTGAATCGCAAATCTATGACAGCATTGTGAACAGTATCGGCTATCGAACGATGGAGAAGATCAGAACGGTTCCTGCAACGGAGAATGACTTTTATGGCTACAAACGCAAGGTCATGGCGGAATACTATCATCTGGCCAAATTGATTGGCAGACTTTAAAAAACTTAAAAATTTATAAAAGTGGTAGAGAGCTAAATCTCCCCAGTGTGGTATTATATTTGTATATAACTGCTATACTGGGGTTTTTTTTGAATTGAGGTGATGACATGGCGAACTTAAAAGCAGTTACAAGAAAACTCCAAAAAGCTATATTATCCACCGGATTAATTATAAAAATTGAAACGTCACAATTTTACAGCAAAGAACAGGAAAGATTGATTACTCTTACCATAATCTCAACGCCTACACTTCATTTGACCAAAAGAAAAGAATGGAAAGATTGTGATTATGAAATATTACGAACTGCATCCCAGTATGATGCAGCGATGTGCCTGAAAGAGATATGGGAGGCGTGCCAAGAATGGAAATAGATAGAGGTGATTAGATGGACTTGACGCCTAAACAGAAAGCGTTTGCAGATGAATTTTTAAAATGTGGAAATGCCACAGAAGCGGCTAAGAGGGCCGGATACAGCGAGCAATCAGCAAGACAAATGGGAACTGAAAACCTGTCAAAACCGTCTATATCCTCATATATACAGGAGCGGCAAAAACAAATTGACGATGAACGCATAGCAGATATTGCAGAGATTCAGCGATTCTATTCATCCGTTTTAAGGGGCGAAGTAAAGGACCAGTTCGGCCTTGATGCTTCACTTGAAACAAGGATAGCAGCAGGGCGGGAACTTATGAAGCGTTTTGAAAAGGCAGAATCAAACAAGAATGATTCTTGTGGAATCACAATCATAAACAATATTCCAAGGCCGGAGAAACAGGATGGATAATAATCCTATTAGTCTGAAAGATATAATAGCTCCTGCCTTCTATGAAGCCTTTTGGGACATTCTGGACGAGAAACATACATATTACGATCTGTACGGCGGACGTGGGTCCACGAAGTCGTCTTTTGTGGGCGTAATGATTCCTTTCCTGATGATGCAGGATGCAGAGAATGATGTGTTCTCGAATGCTGTTATTTTCCGTAAAGTCGGAAATACACTCCGAGAATCTGTGTATGAACAGATAGCATGGGGAATTGACGCACTCGGAGTCAATGAACTATGGGACACCAGTGTAAGCCCTATGCAGTACACTTATAAGCCTACCGGACAGAAAATCATATTCAGAGGACTGGACAAGGCAAAAAAGACTAAATCTATTAAAGCAAGAAAGGGATATTTCAAGTATCTCTGGTTCGAGGAACTTGACGAATTTTCGGGCATTGAAGAAATTCGTACAGTGCAACAGTCAGTCCTTCGAGGTGGCAGTAAGTTTGTTGTATTTAAGACATTCAATCCGCCAATTAGCCGGAGCAACTGGGCGAATGTGTATGTAGAAGAGCCACGAGACGACAGCTACAGGCATAAGAGCGATTACAGATCAGTTCCTGTTGAATGGCTTGGTCAACAATTCCTTGATGATGCGGAACATCTTAAAAAGACAAATCCAAGAGCCTATCAGCATGAATACCTTGGATTACCTGTCGGACTCGGTACAAATATCTTTGAGCTGTTGGAAATCCGAACGATTCCAGACGAAGAAATTCAGAGGTATCAAAGCGTCTATCAGGGACAAGACTGGGGATGGTATCCGGATCCCAAAGCGTTTATTCGTGTGGCTTATGTACCTAATCAGGAAAAAGTTTTTTTATTGGACGAACTTGGAGGCGGCAAGATAAGAAACAAGGAAATGGCTAACCAGATAAAGAAAAAAGGATATGATGATTATTCAATATCCTGTGGAGTTGATGAAGAAGAAAGCATTATTGACTTCCGAGATGCAGGGCTTCCAGCGCGTAAGGCCATTGTTACACCGGGAAGCCGCAAATATACTTTTGAGTGGTTACAGTGCCGAACATTAGTCATTGATCCGGCACGAACGCCTAGAGCATACAAAGAAATTATCAATTATGAGCATGAAGTAGATAGTAATGGAGAAGTGATTGCAGATTATCCAGATGGCAACGATCATTATATAGACGCCCTTAGATACGCCACAAGTCCATTGTCGATGAGAAGAGGACATAGTGCATAATGAGTAAAATAGGAATAGAACTACCGAAAGAGTATTCGGACAGATTTGACAAATTACGCCAGAATCGAGTAGAAGTCAGCTTTTATAAATATGGCACAGCAGCAGACAACTTTGGAATGAAATTAGTAGATGCACTTGAATCACACGATATGTGCATTAAAAAATATAAAGAAACTGGAAACACAGAATATCTTTGCGATGCAGCAAATTATCTCATGTTTGAATTTATGTATCCACAGATTCCGAATGCATTTTTCAAAGCAACAGATAGCGGAGAGAGTGCCGGAGTTGCCGGAACACCAATAAATCAGCTAAAAGAAAAATGGTGATTAAATGGGACTTATAACAACACTAAAAAGGTGGTTTAATATGATATTCAAAAAACAAGCCGAAGAGGACTTCAACATTCAGGCAGCAGAATTTCCAGAGATGGAATCGCTGATTAACCGGTGCGCGAACATTTACAGAGGTGCGCCGGAATGGCTGGATGATAAGAATAATATCAAGACGATCAATTTTGCTAAATCTGTCTGCTCAGAAACAGCTCGGCTCGCAACACTGGCGATTGGCATTCAGATAGATGGCTCTGAAAGGGCGGCATGGTTGCAGGAACAGATTGACAAGGTGTATTTCCAAATTCGCCACTGGGTAGAATACGGCTGTGCTTACGGAACAGTATTTATCAAGCCGAACGGTGAGAGCCTTGATGTATTTACTCCGGCAGATGTGATGATTGTGGATTACGATAATCAGGAAATCAAAGGGATTATATTTAAAGATTCGTATACAGTTGGACGGAAATACTACACAAGGCTCGAATATCACAGGTTTGTTGAGACTACAATAGATGGCGTGACGACCTATCCGTACTACGTTTCTAATAGAGCCTATGTGTCAAAATCCCCTCAGTCAATCGGCGATAAGATTGACCTTAAACAGACCAAATGGGCTGACCTTATGGCAGATACGCCGCCGATTCTCAAGGCAAATGGAGAGAAGCTGGACGGGCCTCTGTACGGAGTACTGCGGACGCCGCAAGCGAATAACGTGGATATTAATGCACCATTGGGATTGCCGATTTTTGCCGAAGCTATCGAGGAGTTAAAAGACCTCGACATTGCATACAGCCGTAATGCCGGAGAAATATTTGATTCTCAGAAAATTGTCCTGGCAGATGATAGACTGCTGATGCCAAACGGTACGCCTATGTCAGCCATGTCGCCACAGGGCATGGAGAGCAGGCGCAATGAGATGAGGTTACCGCACTTTGTTAAGAATGTATTCGGTCAGGACGCGAAAGAATTCTACCAAGAAATCAATCCGCAACTCAACACAGATACCCGTATAAGCGGCATAAATGCCCTTTTAAGCCAGTTGGGGTATAAGATTGGATTCTCCAATGGGTATTTTGTTTTCAATGAATCTAGCGGCATTCAGACAGCTACAGGAGTAGAAGCAGAACAGCAGAGGACAGTCCAGTTTATCAAAGACGTTCGAGACAAACTGGAATCCTGTCTGAACGAAGTAATCTACGCACTGAACGTTTACGCTGACCTGTACGGGCTTGCACCTGTCGGAGCTTACGAGGTCAATTATGATTTCGGGGACATCCTGTATGTACGTGAAAATGACCGTGCGAGATGGTGGCAGTATGTGACTACTGGCAAGGTTCCGGCATGGTTGTATTTTGTAAAATTTGAGGGAATGACTGAGGAAGAAGCGAAAGCAATGGTTGAAGAAGCCCAGCCAGACGAACCAACATTATTCGGAGAGGAGTAAGAAAGATGGCAGATAAACCAGTAACAAGGGAAGAAAAGTATCTTGCGTACTTGACAGGCGATTACACGGGCGAACTCCCAAAACCAATCACGAGAAAAGAGAAGTATTTATACGAATTATGTTTAAAAGGAATTGGCGGGGAGATTTCGCCGGAAGAAATCAAAAATGCAGTAAATGAGTACCTTGAAAAGAATCCAGTCAAGCCCGGAGCCACGACAGAACAGGCACAGCAGATTGAGCAGAACAAGACGGACATTGTTTTGCTAAAGAGCGATATATCCACCAAAATCACAAAGTTCTACGCAAGTTCACAAGGCGAAACTCATATTACTGATTCTGATAATGGCAAGATTCAGGATATGGTTCTGTATGGAAAGAGCGAACAGAACCAATACAAAGGGATAAATTTACTTCCTACTGGCGTTAGTTATCTCGAAACAATAGAAGTTTCGATTCCAAAAGGAACACGCATTTTTTGGGCTACAGACGGTACGCCTGCTCTTGGCGGTAATTTCAGGTTCTATAATGAAGATAAAACTCAAGAGACATGGTTCGGAGTTGATGCTGGCAAGACTGCAATGACAAGCACAATAAATATTGATGCTAAATATGTGCAGTTCCTTATTTCCAAAGACCAATCAGTTAAAATATGTTTAGGCATTGGAGATAATCCAGTATATGAACCCTACACAGGCGGCAAGCCATCACCCTCTCCTGACTATCCGCAGGAGATTAAGAGCATCGTGAATCCGACTGTTAAAGTAACAAATGAAAATGGATTAAAGGTTCAATCTGTTACGCTTAACAATATCACCCTTAATGCAATCCCTGTTTCAAGTGGTGGTAATGTAACCATCGGTGGACAACAGTATATTGCGGATTACGTGGATGTGGAGAGGGGAAAGTATGTTCAAATGATACAGACAGACAAAGTTCAAAGCAACATAACGTGGAACATCCAGAAGCAACGAGAAGGGTATTCGCTTGGGTATACAGGTTTATACAAAAATGGTATACCAACGAATAAACCCGGAATGGAGAAGACATGGAAAAGCAATGTAGGAGATTCATCGGGTGTATGGGGTAATGCTTTTTCGTTTGGACGAAGTACTGTATTCTGGATTGTCCCATACAAGAATGACGGAAATATTACATCGAACGATATTAATGCATGGCTTGTGGAGCATCCAATGGATATAATGTATCCACTTGTAGAGCCCATCGAAACCGACCTAACACCAGAAGAGAATGAAGCGTTTAAGGCACTTGTCACCAACTACCCAGTAACCAACATCAGCGTCACATCCGACCAGTTAGACGGATATACAGTATTTAACTATCCGATTAGTATGGCTAATGGATGGAACTATGTAAAACAGCAGTTAAACGACAACCGAGATTATATCTATGATATGGATTTACAATCAGCAGAAGCCTATGTCAACAGCGAATATGCAGTAGCACTTACAGAATTGGAGGTATGATTATGTTATATAGAACATTATTAAAACTTAAAAAAAGAAACGGACTGACAGACGATTTAAAGAATAAGATTGATATTTTCTTCGCAACGGGCAGGATTACAGAGGAACAGTACAATGAGCTGATGGATGTTAATAAGAAAGAAGAACCGAAAGCGGAAACTAATTAACTAAATGGGGCTTTAGTAAACCAGTAGAAATCAAAACATGTACCACAACATTTATCGAAAGAGGTGATATACTATGCTTAGCCCTGAATATTTACGCCGGATAACAGAGGGTAGCGAACAAATTGCTGAAGAACTGCATCAGCATATCATCTCTGAGATTGTGTCGCGGATGATGGCAAGAATCGGCAGAGGTGAGGATTATATCCTGACCAATGCTGATGCGTGGAGAATCAGAACGCTGCAGGAATCCGGTGAACTGCTAGAGGACATTCTGGCAGAACTATCAAAATACACCAAACGCGAACAACAGGAACTCCTTGAAGCGTTTGAAGATGCTGGAATCACTGCAATGAACTATGATGATAAAGTATACAAGGCGGCAGGATTAAGCCCTGTACCGCTCGAACAGTCGCCAGCTATGATAAGACTCATGGAGCGAAATATGCTTGCGACTATGGGAGAATGGCGGAACTTCACAAGGACAACTGCAAATGTGGCTCAGGCACTGTATATCAACCAATGTGACCTTGCATATAATCATGTAATGACTGGAGCAGTTGGATATACGCAAGCCATCAAAGAGGCAGTTAATAACGTTGTGAGTGATGGTGTTACTGTCACATACCCATCTGGCAGAAAAGACACGATCGAAACAGCAGTCGCACGTTCTGTCAGAACTGGCGTGGCTCAGGCGTGTGCTGATATTCAGTTGACAAGAATGAAAGAAATGGGATACGGTTTAGTACTGACATCGGCACATATAGGAAGCCGCCCAAGCCATGAAGTATGGCAAGGGCAGGTATTTTCTATAGATTGGGAAAAACTAAAAGAAATTAAGCCGGAGTTCTTCAAGGGGCAAGATACATCAGAATACCGTAAAATGTCAGAACAAAAAGTAAGCCGATATCCAGATTTTATTGAAAATTGTCATTATGGCGAAGCTGATGGAATATGCGGAGTAAATTGCAGGCATCATTTTTCGGTTTGGGTGGAAGGAATGCCGAATCCCTATGCGGAATTATCAGCACAGGATAAAGCCAACAAAGGTAAACAGTACGAAAAAGAACAGCGGCAACGTACTTATGAACGGAGAATCCGCAAGACGAAGCGTGAAGTCCTTGGACTGCAAGCGGCGGTTGATAACTGTAAGGATGAACAGACAAGGTTCGCACTTCAGCAAGACCTTGACCGGAAGTCTTTTCTTCTCCAAAAACAAAATGCTACATATAAAGATTACTGCAAGCAGAACGATCTGAGGGAACTGCAAGACCGGCTCATGATCGCGAAGTGGAACCGCCAGAACGCCGCTAAAGCCAGAGGAGCGGCAAAACGCTATAAAACAGCAAAGGGGATTGACTGATGGATAGATGGGAATATTTCAATCCAAATCCTGTTAAGGATAAGAGAACAGGAGATTGCGTTGTCCGGGCAATATGTAAAGCAACTGGCTTCGACTGGGAAACAGTATTCGCCGGATTAATGATACAGGCATGTACTCTGTCAGATATGCCGAGCGCAAATTATGTCTGGGGAGCGTACCTCTATAAGCATGGATACAGGCGAAAACTGATTGAGCAGTCGGAGCGATATATTTATACAGTCAATGACTTTTGCGCAGATCATCCAACAGGCACATACATTCTCTGTATAGATGGTCATGTGGTGACAGTGCAGGATGGCAAATATTTCGATACATGGGATTCCGGAAATGAGATCCCGGTATATTACTGGGAAAAGGAGAATAAATGAGCATATCAGAATTTGTACAGATTTTCCTCTCTATCTGCGGAGGGGTGTCCATTGTCGGAGGGGCGGCAGCAGTAATCTTTAAATGGATTACACCGGCATTTCGACTTAATAAGCGAGTAGAGACACTGGAAGAACATGATAGACGAGATTATGAAAGTCTTCGGAGAATCGCAGAACGAGATTCATTAATTCTGGAAGTGTTATCAACCATGCTGGACAGTCAGATCAGTGGGAATAATGTGGAAGAATTAAAAAAAACAAAACAGAAGCTTACAAATTATCTTGCGCAGAATCAACGTTAGTATTAGTAAGGGGTATGCTCATGAAATTATATGTGTTCACGAAGAAAGATATAGACAGATTCTTGATAGAGTGTAATTTCACACCGGACGAAGAAAGACTGTTCCGGCTGAGATGCAAGGAATATACACTCGAATACTGCGCTGAGCAGATGAATGTGAGTATATCCACGGCGAAACGATTAAGCCGGAGGGTGAACAATAAAATAATTAAAGTGTGTTAAAAATATGGAGAGGATATTTCTACCCTCTCCTTTTCTTATTTCTCACAATCTTCCAAGACAGCTCGCTCTAACAGCTGTCTAACATAATCCGGACATTTGCTCTTTCCGGATTCCCAGTTTTCGAGCGTTCTGATCGGTATGCTATACCTCCTTGAGAATTCTGCTCGAGATACCTTAAGTCGTTCACGCATTTCCATGGTGGACATATTTTCTTTTTGCTTCAGATCATCTTCCATAGATCCTTTTGTTTTGTAAGACATGAATCCTACCGCGGATGGGAAAATACGGGTGTAAGTGGTTTTGTTTTCGTCAATCCATTTAATACTCACATATACTTTTGCACATAAATATGGCCATTCCGGACTTAATATAGTACCGTCCGCATATACACAAACATCACATTCTTCAGCGATAGAATTATCATATATGATACGATCGACTTCTTCTTTAAAGAATTTCGCACGGCAATAGGCCACGATATCGTCTAACTGGTATCCGTCGCATTCAGGTATAAAACTTTTGATCTGTTTTCGCTTGATCTCCCATAGATTCGTGCTATAATCTTTATCCATTTTAACGAGGCTGTCGACAAACCCACCGACAGGAGAGGGATTTAAGATTTTGTAAGCTACATCAAGTTCGGCTTCAGATTTTCCACAGCCTTTCTTGAAATCATGCATTAATTCATCCATCATGGATTCAAATTCAGATTGATTATATTTATACATACATTTCGCCCCCTTTCTATCAATGTTCTTTGACATATTTATGTATACGCTCATATAAATTCATTTCATTTCGGTTCGCCATTAATTCGCTTAAATCGTTTGAATCATAATTTGTAGAATATACGGCATAACTGCGATTTTCGATAAACCATGAAGCTTCTTTGATGTTGCTAAGAATCTCCATATCTTTAGCTCTTTTTTCTGCGCGAGCAGGTCTGTCTTCAGCTTCGTATTTTCTAACGAGAGCAGATAAATACGAAATCATGTTTTTTCTTATATCTTCAGCCCATGCAATCTGTTTTGGGCTTCCGACGAGTTCAACTAATTTTTGTTCCATTGTTTTCGCTTCCTCCCATGCTTTCTTAAGACCGGAGGAAATTGTCATTGCAGATTTTTTAACCAGTTCCCATGCTCTTTTCATGATATTTGATAAGTTATATTTCTTCATTTTGCTTTCCTCCGTTCCTTTGATGATTATATAATACCACCAATTTGGTGGTATGTCAATACTTTTTCGATACTTTTTTGAACTTTTTAGATTGATACATCTATGTAAAAATATAATCAGAAAGGCGGTGTATAAGATGGCATTATATAACAATCCTTATCAATATAGTTTTGGTGTTCCGGGGCAGATGAATCAGTTCCAGCAACAGCCTGTCCAGATTCCGGCTCAATCAGTACAGCAACCACAGCAAAATAATAGCGGTATCCTGTGGGTATCCGGCGAAGTCGGCGCAAAATCCTATCTGGTAGCACCCGGGACAAGTGTTTTACTGATGGACAGCGAAAGTGAAAAATTCTACATAAAATCCACAGATGTATCCGGTATGCCACAACCACTGCGGACATTTGAATACCACGAGATAGGCTCTCAGATGCCGCCTAAGCAGCCTGTTCAGAACATGGACAGTAAGTACGTCACCAGACAGGAATATGACGATTTAAAAGGCAAATACGAAGCTATTATAAACCGATTAAATTCTTTTTCTGAACCTGTTAGAGCTAATACCGCACAGGAATCAGCAGTCAAGGGAGGAAACGCAGATGAGTAATCCATTATTCAATGCCCTCGGTGGTGGGATGTCACAGGGAAACGGGCCAATGCAGATGATACAGCAGTTCATGCAATTTAGACAGAATTTTAAGGGAGACCCGAAGGAAGAAGTCCAGAAGATGTTACAGTCTGGGAAGATTTCTCAGCAACAGCTTAATCAAGTTCAGCAGATGGCGGGACAGTTTCAACACATGCTGAAAGGAATGAAATAGTACATTACAATCTGGCCAGATTGATGTAAATACACAATAAAGGAGATTATAACTATGGATGGAAATTATAGCTTAGCAGATATTGCCGCCGCTACTGGAAACGGTAGAAATAATGACGGCATGTTTGGCGGAGATGGTAGCTGGTGGATTATTGTTTTATTCATTTTTGCTTTCTTCGGATGGGGAAACAACGGCTGGGGCAATAATGGCAATGGCGGCGGATATGCAGCCACAGCAGCTACTCAGGCAGACATTCAGAGAGGATTCGACAATTCAGCGGTAATCAGCAAACTTGATGGAATCAACAGTGGCCTGTGCGATGGTTTTTATGCCATGAATAATGGTATGCTTACCGGATTCAATGGAATCAACACAAACATCATGCAGACCGGCTTTGGAATCCAGCAGGCAATCAATGCTGATACTGTAGCAAACATGCAGAATACAAATGCTTTACAGGCTCAGCTTGCGAACTGTTGCTGCGAGACCCGGGAAGCTATCCAGGGCGTGAACTACAATATGGCACAGAACACCTGTGCATTGCAGAACACAATGAACAGTAACACAAGAGACATTATTGACAGTCAGAATGCAGGAACAAGAGCCATTCTTGACTATCTTTGCAATGAAAAGATTTCTAGTCTGCAGGCTGAGAATAATGATCTCAGACGTGCTGCATCTCAGGATCGCCAGAGCGCACTTCTCACAACTGCAATGGCTTCTCAGACACAGCAGCTCATTAATGCAATCAATCCAGCACCGATTCCGGCATATCAGGTTCCTAACCCGAACACATATTACGGATGTGGATGCGGATGCAACACCGGATGCAATTGCTGATAACTTCATATCGAGAGTATCTTTCGATTGATTCGAATGTCGGCTTATGCCGTATTACACAGAGGGGCAGGCTGAGACCTGTCCTTTTGTGATATGAAAGAGGTAAAAATTATGGCAGAATTTACAAGTGTAGCTGCTCAGACTGTAGCAGCAAATGGAAACGTAGTATTTTCAAATACAGCAGTTAAGGGTTCTAACTGCATTCAGCACAGAGAGGGAAGCGGAATCATCACTCTAAGAGGACTGACTAACCAGTGTAAAGCGAGATTCTTCGTGGATTTTTCTGGTAATATCGCAATTCCAACAGGCGGTACTGTCGGAGCTATTTCTCTGGCAATTGCAATCTCTGGTGAGCCGGTTCTTTCTTCCCAGATGATTTCCACACCGGCAGCAGTAAATCAGTACAATAATGTGTCCTCTGGCATCTATATTGATGTGCCTCGCGGATGCTGCGTTAATATCGCGGTAGAAAACACAAGCGATCAGGCTATTTCTGTTGCGAACGCGAACATTGTTGTGACTAGAGAAGCGTAGGAGGTGTAATTATGAGAGACGTTAAAGACTTATGTGCAAGAATCGAAGATGAACTTTCCAAAATCGCTGACAATGGACTGACTACCGGAAATCTGGAAATGACATACAAACTGATTGACATGTATAAAGATATCAAGAATACGTATTACTGGGACAAGAAAGTGGAATATTACAACACTGTCCTTGATGAGATGCGTAGCGGATACAATGACGATTACAGTGAACGTGGAAGAAAGCGTGACAGCATGGGGAGATACAGCTCAAATGATGGCAGAATGATGCCGGATTACGACAGGGGTAATTCTTATGCCAGAAGGGGTGAACATTATGTCAGAGGGCATTACAGCCGCTCTGATGGGCGAGATGCTTATGACGATTACATGACGCAGAAACAGAGCTATCGTTCCGGCAAGTCTGAAGACTGCAAAAGAAAGATGCTCGCCGCATTGGAAGAACATCTGGACGAACTTACAACAGAAATGAGTGATATGTCCAAGGATGCAGAGTGCCGGGAAGAACGTGATCTTGTCAAGAGATACGTAGAAAAACTCCGTGATATGCTCTAAAAACACAAAAGTGGTAGAGAGGTAGTTAAAAGAAATCTGTTATAATGTAATTGTGCAGCAGGAAGCACAAGTAAAACGGTTGTTTTTGACATTTTCGTTTTAATCCTCCTTCCTTTAATTTAGTAGCTGGTACGCACGCTTTAACGGAAAGTTGAACAGGTTCGAATCCTGTCGTGCGTATTTGCCATCTGGCACGCAAGATGGCTCACCTCCTTGATTAAGGTTTTTGTTATTCATACTTTTCTTTTAAAAAAGAAATAAATATCCGAAACAACTCGTGGCAGGCATGACACGTTAAACACCTTGCTAACCCGGGAATCCGGGTTATGTGGAATGTACGCTAGTGGAAAACTGACAGAGTCGCACTCTGGTCTCCGGTTCGATTCCGGGCGCTCCGCTTTAATCCGCTTAGAGTTAAGCTGTTTGTATACAGGTGGTCTATGTCTCAGGTGGATTTACGCTATAGCGAAAGAAGTGAAATTCACCCCAGTTTCTTTTTAGAGGGTTGGCCGTTATAGGCGGCATGGAATGTAGCTCAGTGGTAGATCGCACTGTAAATGTGAGGTCGCAGGTTCGATTCCTGCCTTTCCGATTACCTTGCCAGTGGTCTAACTGGCTTAATCCATTTACCTGCGGCGGCAGGTCAATAAACACGACCAGGAGGATGTTATGCAGAAACTTATTGACACTTTAAAATCATTTGGAATTGAAATCCCGGAGGATAAACAGGCAGATGTAAAGAAAGCACTCTCTGAGAATTACAAGAATGCAAAGGAAGTTGCAAAAACTCTGTCAAAAGTCGAGGGAGAACGTGATGACTGGAAAGTACGTGCTGAGACAGCAGAAGAAACCTTAAAAAGTTTTGACGGTATCGACCCGGCAAATATTAAAAGCGAGTTAGAGACTTGGAAACAGAAAGCGGCAGATGCAGAGAAAGAATTCAATGCAAAAATCTACGACCGTGATTTCTCGGATGCTCTGAAAGTGGCACTCGATGACGTTAAGTTTTCCAGCGAAGCGGCAAAGAAATCAGTCATGGCAGACATCAAAGAAGCAGGATTAAAGCTGAAAGACGGCAAAATTCTCGGATTAAATGATCTGATTGAGCAGATGAAACAGTCTGATGCATCCGCTTTTGTGGACGAATCTCAGCAGCAGGCTCAGCAGAACCAGGCAAGATTTACCACTCACGTTGGACAGCAGCAGACACCGGGAAGTATGACCAAAAAAGATATCGAAGCGATCAAAGACCCGTCCGAGAGACAGGCTGCAATTGCTCAGAATATCCAGTTATTCCAGTGATTTTTACACCGACTATACACCAGAGTATAGCCGCTAACCCAATACCTTAACAATTATGGGTAGAAAGGATTTTTTATGCCAGCAAAAACAAATCTTATTATGACTAATGATATCCAGGTAACGGCACGTGAGATTGATTTTGTTACCAGATTCGAAAGAAACTGGGAACACTTGCGTGAGATTCTGGGTATCATGAGACCTATCAAAAAGCAGCCGGGTGCTGTACTCAAGTCCAAATACGCAGAGGGTACTTTACAGCGTGGAAATGTTGGTGAGGGTGAGGAAATCCCTTACAGCAAGTTTACCGTAAAAGAAAAGACCTATGCGGAAATGACTATCGAAAAGTACGCAAAGGCTGTATCTATCGAAGCAATCAAGGACCACGGTTATGAGAACGCCGTTCAGATGACTGATGATGAATTCCTTTTCCAGCTTCAGACTGATATTACCGGCAGATTTTACGACTATCTGAAAACCGGTACACTTACTTCCACAGAAACTACATTCCAGATGGCTCTGGCAATGGCTAAGGGTCGAGTAGAAAACAAATTCAAGCAGATGCACAGAAATGTGACTGGTGTTGTTGGATTTGTGAATATTCTGGACGTATATGAATATCTCGGAGCAGCTGAGATTACTATTCAGAACCAGTTCGGATTCCAGTATATGAAGGATTTTATGGGATTCAACACAATCTTTTTACTGTCTGACAGCGAAATCCCGAGAGGACAGGTTATTGCTACTCCTGTTGAGAACATTGTCCTGTACTATGTAGACCCGAACGAATCTGACTTCGCAAGAGCAGGACTTGTATACACCGTATCTGGTGAGACAAACCTGATCGGATTCCACACTCAGGGCAACTATCACACAGCAGTGTCCGAAGCGTTCGCAGTTATGGGACTTACTCTTTTTGCGGAGTACATTGACGCAATCGCAGTAATCACCATTGATGAGACACCAACACTTGGTACTCTGACAGTAACATCTGCGGCAGGAACAGTAACTGGTGATACAAAAATCACTGTAAATCCGGCTAAGGAAAACTCCAACAACGTATACAAATACAAAGTTGCAACAGACGCAGTAACTGTTGGATATGGACAGAACCTCAGGAACTGGACTTCTTGGGACGGAAAAGCTGACATCAAGGCGGCAACCGGACAGAAGATCACAGTAGTTGAGTGCGATGGAACATACAAGGCACTGAATGCCGGAAGTGCGAGCGTAACAGCAAAATCATAAACACAGGAGGTAACTGGCATGGCTTACGCAGATTATAAATTCTATACAGAATCATTCGGCAATGTCGTGCCAGAAGCTGACTTTCCACGACTGGCAGAAAGAGCCAGTGATTTTGTGGACACAATGACGTTTGATAGACTGGTGGATGGGCTGCCAACAAATGAACGCTCACAGAAGCGCATCAAAAAGGCAGTTTGTTCATTAGCTGAATTAATGTATCAGATTGAACTTGCTGAGAAGAACGCAATCAATCAGGCTTCGACAAATCTTACCGACACAAATGTCGGGAACATCAAAGCCGGTGCAGTAACCTCTGTATCCTCCGGCAGTGAATCCATTTCCTACGCCACACCTCAGCAGATTGGAGCGAGTGCAAAGGAATGGAGTGCGGTATATGCCGCCGCCGGAGATGCACAGAAAACGAACGACTTGCTTCTTAAGACAGCTTTGCCGCTTCTGATGGGAGTAAGGACGGATGATGGAATACCAATATTGTATGCAGGAGTGTGATAGAAATGATGGAATTAAAACAGACTGTTGAAATGATGAATAGTGCAGATTACAAGGAACGCTTTAAGGCAGAGTATATGCAGGTGGTTATTCGATATAAGAAACTTGCGAATATGCTTGAAAAATGGGATAAAGGAGAACTCCCATTTACTCCTACTTGTCCGAGAAGTACTTACAATATGCAGGTAAGAGCAATGACGGATTATATTGCAGTTCTGGAAGCAAGGGCAGTTATGGAAAATGTGAATCTGGAGGACTAAGCTATGGACATTTCAACATTAGGCTCATGTATAGCAATCGTTATGATTTGCTACATCGTAGGAATGGGCTGTAAAGCATCAAAAAGAATCTCTGATGAATGGATTCCAGTGATCATGGCGGTTATTGGTGGCATTCTCGGAGCTGTCGGGATGGGAGTTATCCCGGACTTCCCGGCAACGGATTATATCACAGCGGTTGCGGTCGGTATGTTTAACGGATTATCGGCTACTGGCGTGAATCAGATTATTAAGCAGACAACGCAGAAAGAATAATATTAAGGAGAGGGTATCATGTACGAAAAAACGGTGACGATTTTTGACTATTACGAATCAGCCACGACAGGAGATGCGTACTGGTATCCTCACGTGCTATCCGGCGTTGACCTGATTACGGACAAAGGAGCAATCCTTAAAAAGTACGGGCCAGACGCAACTGACAACGCACAGTTACACATCCGTTATACTGTCCAGAACGGCGATATAACCATTACTGATAAGGGCGGCAAGATTCTTCCATGGGTGCCGCCTAAAGAGTGGAAACAGCAGATTAACAACGCTCTGGAAGACACTATCACATTCTCGGACGAGTCATTCTTCTGGGAGGGTGAGTGGACTGGTGGAACGGTATCTGATGGTGATTATCGGAATGGATTCTACCAGTACATGAACGAGAACAAGGATAATGTGTTTAAGATTACCAGTGTAGGCGGTCCATATACACTGATTCCACACTTTGAGATTCTAGGTAAGTGATATGAGTAAGATTCATCATTTTAAAGGATTCTCCGTAGTCGATGGAGATATGAAAATCAAGTTAAATATGGACAGGTTCTCCAGACAGTACCAAGAAGCCCAGTATCTCCTTGATGGAATGGTTATGGACAGTATGGTGCCGTTTATGCCGATGATTACAGGGGACTTTATCAACCGAACAAGAGTTGAGAGTACATCCTTACAAGGAACTGGGAAAGTATGCGCGGCGGCGGCTCCTTATGGACGTTTTCTGTACGAGGGGAAAGGAATGGTTGATGAAGCAACTGGAAGTCCCTACGCAAGACGTGGAGCAAAGAAAGTTCTCGTTAGTCAGTTTTCTGGTCGGACAGCCGCAAAGGAAAATCTTGAATACACCAAACAGGCTCACCCACGGGCACAGGCAAAGTGGTTTGATGCCGCTAAACGGCAATATGGTGACACATGGGTTCGCAAAGTAAAAGCACAGGCAGGAGGTGGCAGGCATAGCAGATAAACCTATCGGAAAAGACGCAACCGGATACGAAATTCTGACAGATGCCATGAAAGCACTTCTGAACCAGTATCCGGGACTGTATGAAAATGAAACAATCAAGTTTGAAGAACTTGGCAAGGAATCAGGAATTGCGTTCTCGGCAGATAATGGAGCTTTGATTTATTCAGAAAAAGAAGATGTTTGTGGCGTAATGCACCAGGTATGCCAGTACCCATTTTACGTGGTATATCGCACAGCATCTGACAAAGAAAGGCAGAAACTATCTGTTCAGAAGTTCCTTGACAATCTCGGTAAATGGATATGCCGGGAACCAGTTATTATAAATGGCTCTGAGACGCGTTTAAATGTGTTTCCAGAGCTTTCGCAGGGGCGAGTGATAAAACGTATCACCCGTGACAACTCCTATGGTTTAGAACCGCAGGAGAGTGGCGTACAGGATTGGTTGTTACCATTGTCGGTGCGCTACGAAAATACTTACGAAGCAATATAACAAGTAACAACCGGCTATCAATTGGAGATAGTCGCTAACCTACACAGCCTTTTAAAGTTATAGGCAGAAAGGACATTTCTATGCCAGTTACAGGAAAAATTGACCGTAAATATATGGCTCATTATATCGATGCAGGTTCTCTCTGTGGAGGACTGACACCGAAGTATGAACGTCTTGGAAAAGATCTGGAAGAGTACAATGTTGAACTCAATCCAGACACCGAAACCTCTAAAAACATTCTTGGAGAATCCACATTCAAACATAACGGCTACGAAGTTTCTTCTGACGCTGATCCATTCTATGCAGACACTACTTCTGATCTGTTTACAGCATTACAGAAGATTGTAGATGGACGTCTCAAAGACGATAACCTCAAAACAAAAGCAGTTGAGGTTCACCTTTGGACAGAAGCCACAGCAGGCAAGTATGAAGCATATCAGCAGGACTGCTACGTTGTGCCGACCTCCTACGGCGGTGATACATCTGGCTATCAGATTCCGTTTACCGTCAATTATACCGGCGAACGAGTAAAAGGAAAATTTGATATCAGTTCCGGCACATTTACAGCTGACAGCGAATAATTTTTAGGAGGATATAGAAAATGGCAAAAACAATTAATACAAACATTGATGATGGATTTCTTCTTTTCACATTCACAAACAAACAGGGTGAAGTGTTTTCTTCATTTAAGCTGAACCCTACCGACATTAACGTTGCAGCAAGAGCGGAAGAATTGGAAACTTTCTTTGAGCAGGCTCAGGAATCTGTTAAAAATGTTTCTTCCAGCAAAGAGATGGCTGAGATTAATAAGCAGATTGAGGACAAAATCAATTATATGCTCGGATATGAAGCATCTAAGGATTTATTTAAAGAACCAATTACCGCAACAACTGTTTTTGGAAATGGTCAGGTATTCGCTTATATCGTCCTTGACAAAATCAATGAAGCACTTACTCCAGAGATTGAAAAGAGAAAGAAAAAAATGCAGGAAGTGGTCAATAAGTACACGGAGAAGTATACAAAATGACCGCCTATGAGTTGCCCACCTCACTAAATATCAGTGGGGTGGATTTTTCTATCAGAACGGATTTTCGAGTAATTATTGACATTCTGGTCGCCATGAATGACCCAGAATTGGACGAACAGGCGAAAGCTGTTGTTATGTTACAGATTTTGTTTGAGGACTGGCAAAGCATACCCCTGGAACATCTTACAGAAGCTTGTCAGAAAGCTTGCGAGTTTATTGATTGTGGTCAATTCGATGATATCCCGAACAAGCCCAAACCCCGTTTGATGGACTGGGAACAGGATGGAGATATGATCGTTCCGGCTGTGAACAAGGTTGCTGGTAAAGAAATCAGATCAGTACCTTATATGCACTGGTGGACGTTTTTTGGATACTTTATGGAATCTGGCGAGTGCCTGTTCAACACCGTAGTTGGAATCCGGTCAAAAAAAGCAAAGGGCGAAAAGTTCGATAAATGGGAAAAGAAATTCTATCAAGAGAATAAAAACATAATTGACATAAAAACACGTCTCAGCGACGAGGAGCAAGCTTATAAAGATAAGCTGAATGAGATGTTGAACCTCAAATAGTTAGGAGGTGGACACATGGCTGCTGATGGCTCAGTCATTATTGATACCAGAATGGACACATCAGGCGTGCAAAACGGCGTATCAGCAATCAGGCAGTCTTTTAACGGACTTGGCAGCGTAGTAAAAAAAATAGGCGTACTGATTGGCGGAGCATTTGCAATTGGGAAACTGGCCCAGTTTGGGAAAGAGTGCGTAGAACTTGGTTCTAATCTGACAGAAGTCCAGAACGTGGTTGATGTTACATTTACAACCATGTCTGATAAGGTCAATGAATTTGCAAAGAATGCCATGACCTCTGCCGGACTGTCAGAGACAATGGCAAAAAGGTATGTTGGAACGTTCGGAGCAATGTCTAAGTCGTTCGGATTCTCCGAAGCACAGGCTTACGACATGTCAACGGCTCTAACGCAGCTGACTGGTGATGTAGCATCATTCTATAACATCAGTCAGGACGAGGCGTATACGAAACTAAAGTCTGTATTTACGGGCGAGACGGAAACATTGAAAGATTTAGGCGTTGTCCTTACGCAAAATGCACTTGACCAGTACGCACTGGCTAATGGCTACGGAAAAACCACATCTGAAATGACTGAACAGGAGAAAGTTGCCCTCCGTTTGGCTTTTGTGCAGAAACAGTTATCGGCTGCATCTGGAGACTTCATTCGTACTTCAGACAGCTGGGCGAATCAGGTGCGAGTGATGAAGTTGCAGCTGCAATCTCTCAAGGCAACAGTTGGACAGGGATTAATTAACCTCTTTACTCCTGTTCTGAAAGTTATCAATATCTTACTCGGTAAGTTAGCAACTCTGGCAAATGCCTTCAAGTCATTTACGGAGTTAATCACCGGAAAGAAATCATCTGGCCAAACAGGTGCGAGTGGTGCAGGTCTTGCCGGGACAGATGCAATAGCTGATACGGCAGACCAATATGGAGATGCTGCCAACAATGCCGAAAAGCTGGCAGATGCGACAAATGATACAGCAGACGCAACTAAGAAAGCCACTAAGGCGGCAAAAGGATATCTTAGTCCTCTCGACGAAATAAATAATTACTCAACGGATAAAAGTGCGGATTCATCGTCAAAAGTACCGGGCGCAACTGGCGGACTTGCAGATCAGATGAAAGATGCTGTACAAAATGTTGATTACGGAAAGGTAGCAGAGGGCGAGACGGTTCTTGATAAGATGTCAAAACCGCTAAAAAAGATAATCGACAGATTTAAGCAGCTGGCTAAGTTAATTGCAAAAGGATTCTGGGATGGATTAGGAGATTACGAGCCAATTTTTGACGGAATAAAAAAGGATCTCGATTCCATATGGAAATCTTTAAAGGATATCTTTACTGATTCAGAAGTTGCTAAAGCAGCAAATAATTTTTTCGATTCATTCGCATATGCAATTGGACAAGTTGCCGGCTCATTTGCCAGAATCGGATTAACAATTGCGCAAAACATTATAGGCGGAATCGAAAAGTTTTTAAAGCAGAACACGCAAAGAATAAAGAATTATCTGATAGATATGTTCAACATCGGTGCTGAAATTTCACAGATCGCAGGAAATCTTGCAGTTGCTTTCGCCGATGTTTTCTCAGTTTTCGGCGAAGAAACTGCGCAGCAGATTACTGCTAATTTAATCGGAATCTTTACTGAAATTGGAATGGTTCTTACGGAAACAGCCGCAAAACTTGGCAGAGACATCCTTAACATGATTGCGCAGCCTTTTATCGACAACAAAGACATTTTGAAGTCAGCAATTGAGGGCAGCCTCGGAGTAATAGAAACTGTAACAAGTGGGGTCTTAACAGTTGTTCAAAACCTTAGTGATGCAATATCGAGGCTATACGATGAGCACGTAAAGCCGTTCTTTGATTCTATAGCGAATGGATTATCAAGCATATTTGAGACTCTGATAACTGGATACAACACCTATGTTCTTCCAGTTTTGCAAGGACTGGCAGAACAGTTCAAAGGGCTATTAGAGGGACCATTAGGGGATGCGATTTTAAAGATAGAAACATTCCTCGGAAAACTCATTGATTCTCTGAAACTTCTGTGGGAGTCGGTATTAGTGCCTTTGATTAACTGGATAATCGCGAATTTGCTTCCGGTCGTGGCAGAAATAATTAACGTTGTAGGCACCGTAGCAATAAAAGTTATGAAATCATTAATTAAAATAATTGGTGATGTAGCAGACACTCTGAGCGGAATCATTGATTTCCTTGTAGGCGTTTTCACAGGAGACTGGGAACTGGCTTGGCAGGGAATAAAAGAGATTGCGGATGGAGCATGGAGTTTTATCAAAGATGTTGTGTCAGGTGCGTGGGAGATAATTAAAACCGTAACAAAAGGCGCGTTAAGTATAATAAAGAGCATCATCAGCACTGCTTGGAATGCGATTAAAGCATTGACTTCAACAATCTGGAACGCAATCAAAAAGACACTTTCTGGCCTTTGGAACTCTCTTAAATCCACAGCCAGCACAGTATTTAATGCAATTAAAACAAAAGTTGCGAGCGTGTGGGATAGTGTAAAAAGTAAAACGTCCCAAGTATGGGAGAGCGTAACTACATTTGTTTCCAATAAAGTAGAAGCGATAAAAAATGCTATCACTAATAAGTTTAATGCCGCCAGAGATGCAGTCAAATCTGCATTTGAAGGTATTGTTAATTTCATTAAAGCTCCGATTAATCAGGCAATCAGCATTGTTAATAATGCAGTTGGGATGATTAATAATGCAATTGGTGGAATTGAATCTGCATTTTCCTTTGGGCCTTGGACTGTTCCAACACCGTTTGGTTCAAAGACTATTGGATTTCATGCAACATTTCCACGTATCGGAACTATCCCATATCTGGCCAGTGGTGCAGTTATTCCACCAAGGTCAGAATTCCTTGCGGTATTAGGAGATCAAAAGAAAGGAAATAACCTGGAAGCACCGGAAAGCCTATTACGGCAGATCGTCCGGGAAGAGTCAGGAAAAGGACAGGGAGACGGAAATACCTACAATGTTACAGTTAATGCATCTGGCAGAAAACTGTTAGATATTATTATTAGTGAAGCTGAAATGAGAAGAAACCGGAACGGGAAGAACCCATTTGAGTTAGCATAAGGAGAAGAATATGGCGCAGGAACAATTCAAGATAGACAACGTTGTTATAAGAGCACCGGACAGCTACAAGCCGGTGTTCGCAACCACTTCTACGGAAGATTCTAAAAGAAGTCAGGATTTGATTATGCACAATACGCCAATGGGGACAATTGGTGGGTATGACATGCAATGGGGCGAGCTTACATGGGCTGAAATAGCAACCATACTAAATACTGTACTTAACAAAAGTCAATTCACATTCCACCATAAAGACCCAACTGTTCCGGGAAGATGGATAGACAGAACATTCTACGCATCAAATTTCAACATGGCTGCGCAAACTCTGAAAGATGGGGAAGAAAAGTGGACAGATTTGTCTATCAATGTAAGGAGGATTGAGCCGATTTGATAAATGTATCTACTCAGTTGAAGAAAGAATCTCTTACAAACAGAAATTATTACGTGACAGCAAATGTTACATTGTCAAACGGTACAACTCTTAAGCTAGGCAAAAAAGACTTTTATCTGTCTGGAAATAGTCTTGTAGATTCAGCGGACTCCGGGGACTTTCCGGTGGGTGTGGCAATCGCAAAAACGGCAAGTTTATCATTGGTAAATGATGACGGGCGCTTTGACGGATATAATTTTAACGCCGCAAGGTTTGTTATCTTTCTCAATACGCAGTTATCTGACAGGATAGAAACTATAAAAAGAGGTACTTATGTTGTATCGAAAAAGCCCGCAACAGCAAGCGAAATAAGTCTTTCTCTCTTAGATAAAATGCATAACGCTGATAAGACATATGATTCTAATTTGTTTTTTCCCTGTACGGTCAAAGAACTGCTCTCAGAATGCTGTCAGCAATGTGGAATCACTCTTGGAGATGCAATGTTTCCAAATGCGGACTTTCAGATTCAGAAAGCGCCATCTAATGCGACATACCGTACAGTAATCGGAATGTGTGCCGGGATAGCCGGCGGAAATGCAAGAATTGATGAAAATGACTTACTCAGGATTATTACGTTTGATAAGACATTTACCAATACGACTATTTACGATGGTGGAGCAGTAAAGAACTGGACAAATGGCAATGATCTGGATGGCGGCACGCTTAATCCATGGACAACAGGGACTGTGGTTGATGGTGGTACGTTAAGCAATAACGATTATCACGCGTTATTTTCAATTCAGAATCTACAATATGATGTAGACGATGTTATTGTAACAGGTGTCAAATATGTAGAAGATGAGACCGAATATATGTCAGGTCAGGACGGCTATGTGATTACTATTGACAATCAGCTATTGTCGGGCAATGCACAGGCAGGAGTCGAAGCTATTGGAAATCAATTAATCGGTTTGCGAATGCGTCCTTTCTCATGTGACGGAATTGCCAACGGATACGCCACTTTCGGCGATCCAGTCGAATTTATTGACACAAAGAATCGTGTTTTTAGATCATTTGCAACTAATGTAGAATTTGTGTTTGGTGGCTCAACATCATGGAGCTGTAGCGCAAAGAGTGCCGAAGAAGATGCAAGCGAGTTTATTGGTGAGCAGCAGGCAGTGGTAGAACAAGCAAAAAAAGACACAGAGAAAAAGCTATCTGCATATGACGTAAAGCTCAAACAGATGAATGAACTTGCAGCGAACACGCTGGGTTTCTTCTATACAGAGGAAGCACAAGAAGATGGTTCCGTAATTACGTACCGGCATGATAAGCCTACACTTGCTGATTCTAAAGTAATTTATAAAACAAGTGCTGATGGATTCTTCTTGTCAGTAGACAGCGGTCAGACATGGAAAGCCGGCTTTGATAGTAATGGAGATGCCGTTCTGAATATTCTCTATGCCATCGGTATTCAATCAGAATGGATTAATACAAGAGGCTTCACAGCGAAAGATAATAACGGGAATACGACATTAAGAATAGATGCCGACACAGGTGCTGTCACATTAGAAGTTGAAAACTTTACCCTGAAAAGCAGAACTATTGAACAAATTGCCAAGGATGTTGTGGATGGGACAGTTCAAAGCAATGTGACTATCCCGAACTATTATGGCACGTATGTGCCAACATTGCAGAATTATCCAGCATCTGAGTGGAAAAGCGAAGAATATAAAAAGCATGACGGCTCGATATTCATGAACTTCTCTACAAGCCAGGTATATATGTTTTCTGGGACTGATGGTACTTGGCAGGAACTGGATGCTGAAAAAATTGTCAATTTTGAAAGAGTTTTTAACGCTTTAACGGATAACGGTAAGCAAGAGGGAATTTATATGCAGGACGGGCATCTGTATGTAAATGCTTCCTATATTAAGTCTGGCCAGATTTCAGCTGATTTGATTAATCTGAAGAACATCAATGTTACAAACAGTTCTGGAACGTCAACATTTGCGATTGATAACTACGGAAATGTTACACTCAGGCCTAATACATTTGTGTTAACAAACGGCGATACAATATATAGCATTGCTGAAGATAAAGCTTCGACAGCATTATCGAATGCGAATCGCTATACAGACAATGCACTTAGTGATCTCGACATAGGGAAAATGTCAAAACAAGAGATTATTAATGTACTAAGCGACAACAGCAATAATAAAGGCCTGTATCTATCAAATGGTAATGTGTACATGAATGCCGATTATATTAACACGGGTGAATTAGCAGGATGGAAAGTTGGACTTAAAAAGCTTTCGGCAAGTGGTACGTATGGAGAAGTAACGCTAGATGCTTCAACTGGAGAAATCTATTCAGAGACGAATACAGGAGTATATGTTCCGGGGTACGGGACGTTGTATGGAACACGAATTAGAGGAATCAATCTTTATACAGGAGCCGTACACGCAAGCTCAGCCTCGATTGGTACTAGCGTTTCGGCGAGCAGCGTTTCAACATCAAAAAAAGTTGAAGTAGGTACACATGTAGAAGCCAGTGGTCATTTCTACAGTGCAGGTACGGGGACAGACCTTGCAGATTTAAGTGTCCGAGGAACGAAAAAAAGAATCCTTTCGACAAAAAGCTATGGTACACAGGCATTTTATTGTTACGAAATGGCTTCTCCTATCTTCGGAGACATCGGAGAAGCAACCATACCAGAAGATGGCATATGCCTGATAGACATAGATGATATATTCCAAGAATCTACGAATGTAGGTATTGAATATTATGTATTCTTGCAAAAGGAAGGAGAAGGAGACTGTTGGGTAGACAAAAAGGAACAGACATTTTTCACTGTAAAAGGCACTCCAAGACTTAAATTTGCGTTCGAAATCAAAGCGCGTCAAGCTGACTATGAGCACATGCGTTTTGCTGATGCAAGCGAAACAGCTTATGACAGAGCAGTAGATACAGACATACCAGAACCAGATTACGAATCAGAGCTTATTAATGATAGAACAAATATTATCAATCAGATGGAGGTAATATCATGAAGAAGATTTTAACAAGTTTTATGAATCTTAGCACCGGAGAAGGAAGCCGCATTGCTTATACCTATTCAGAAGTAGACGAAAACACAGGAAGTATCATCAGCCAGAACAATAAAGGTAATTTCCTTGTGATGAATGACGATGTGCAGAAAAATCTTGATTCCGTAAAGGATTACATAAAAAATAATTTCCTTTCATAAGGAGGTAAGTCTAATATGGCTGGTACATATACAATACAATTCCGGCGCGGTATGTACGCCGATTTTGATACGTCGAAAATTCGTCCCGGAGAGCCCGTTGCGATTCTTGGCAATGACCCGTCCGTTCCATCTGGTAAAGCCTTATACATTGCATTTGCGGCTAATGATGTAAGGCGGTTGTGTTCCATTGAGGACATTTCAGAGATGGTTAATGCCGGAGAATTCGTTGGCCCACAGGGTCCCAAAGGTGAAAAAGGAGATAAAGGCGATCCGGGAGAAAAGGGCGTGGATGGCACCGTGGCATTTGAATCGCTAACACCTGAGCAGAAAGAATCACTGAGGGGTGTCTCTATCACAGCGGTCAGTATCGACGTAGATGGAAATTTGACAATAACATTTTCAGATGGTGATAGTGAAAATGTTGGGAATATTATAGGACCTCAAGGAGTGCCGGGTCCAAAAGGTGATAAAGGAGATGTTGGTCCACAGGGTCCGCAAGGTTTACAAGGTCCACAAGGAGAAAAAGGCGAGCAAGGAAACGATGGAACGTCTCTTAATGTCCTTGGTACAAAAGAATCTGAGGCAGACCTCCCCCTGAGTGCAGAGAAGAACGATGCATATTTAATAGACGGAGAAATGTGGGTTTTTGACGGCACGAACTGGAACAATGCTGGCAAGATTCAAGGTCCGCAGGGGCCAGTTGGTCCGCAAGGCCCAAAGGGCGACCAAGGGCCGCAGGGTGTAAAAGGAGACCCCGGAGAAAAAGGAGAACAGGGAGCGCAGGGGCTAAAAGGCGATACTGGGCCACAAGGCGAACAAGGCTCGGTTGGTCCAAAAGGTGAGCAAGGAGATACTGGCGCGCGAGGAATCACATTCACTCCTGTTGTAGACAGCGAAGGAAACATAAGTTGGAGTAATGACGGAGGACTTGAAAACCCCCAGACAGTAAATATTACCGGACCGCAAGGCGATACGGGCGCAAAAGGAGATACTGGACCGCAAGGGGGAAAAGGTACTACATTCGTTCCAAGTGTAGACACTGATGGAAATATAAGCTGGAGCAACACAGATGGAATTGCCAATCCCGAAACAGTAAATATCAAAGGACCCAAAGGAGACAAGGGAAGTGATGCGACTGTCCCGATTGCTACAATCGGAACTCTTGGTAAGGTTAAACCTGACGGCAAGACAACATTCATAGATGAAGACGGAACGCTCCACGCAAAAGGCGGTGGTACAACCGTTACTCCCAAGCCCGTAAACAACCCAACAATTGAGAATTTAAACGCATCTGTCACAATTAAATGGCAAGACCCTGAAAACACGGTAATCAGTGGTTCAACATTCTCTACATGGGCTGGCACAAAACTTGTAATGAAAGAAACGGGCTATCCTGCAAATCCAGATGACGGAACGCTTGTGGTTGATAATACAATTCGAGATAAATACAAAACCACAGGCTATACAGTCACAGGGCTGACAAACGGCAAGCAATATTACTTTGCACTGTTTCCATATTCTACCGATGGTGTATACAACTACGATGCAGGAAACAGACTTCTCGGTGAACCAGAAGAGGATTTGAAGATTGTCACATTTGCTGACGGAACAGACACAGAGATTGAAAATATGATTGAAGCGCACTACGCAGGCAAAATTAACATTAGCGACTATTGGGCGGTCGGCGACAAGAGAACCATCCATCACAATGCCATGGATGCAACTGGCGTAAGTGAGTCACACAGAGCGAATGATTATGCCTATGTAATTATCGGAATCGAACATGATGACTTAGTGACTGCTATCAATGGCAAGACTAAAGCTGCTATTACAATTCAGACAGAACGTATGTTGTATTTAGACACTACGACAGAATATAACACCTCCTATAATGCATCACATGAATGTGGTTATATAAACAGTTCAAGTACAAATAGTGGTGGTTGGGAAGGCTGCGCAAGACGTGCATGGTGCAATAATGTGTACAAGAAATGTTTGCCTACTTATATTCAGAATATGATGAAGCAGGTCAAGAAGTTGACATCTGTGGGAAGCCGAAGTAGTACGATTAAAGTCTCAAATGACTATGCGTTTTTGCTTTCTGAAATTGAGATTTTTGGCAGTACAACGTATTCTTACGCAGGCGAAGGAAAGCAATATCAGTATTTTAAGAATGCGATTGCTAATAGATATAAAAAACCACGTTATGACGATAGCCATGTATCTGGCCACTATTGGGAACGTTCGCCTTACTCTGGTAGTGAAAACAAATTCTGTCATGTGAACATAAGCGGAAACTCGTACTACAACGGCGTCAGCTACTATCTTGGCATTGCTCTTTGCTTATGTATCTAAAAATCCCAGCAAATCCCGTCAAGCTAAGAGAAATTGAATATTCGTAAGTAGCACCAGACAATTGGGGAGGCAAATTAATGAATTATTTATAGCTGAATAGCTAAGAACAGGAGGCGCATATGGATAAAAAGGAAATTGCAAACATCTACAAAGCCATCAATCGAGTTTCAAACAGGCTGAATGAGATGTCTGAAAAGTTAGATATTGTGATGCAGATGCTCAATGCGGAATCTAATCGCAAGATTCTAATTAACGGTGATGGTATCGACGGTCTAGCTGAACTTATATCAACGCATGATTCGGCTTTGGATGAACTGGCTACTTTAGTTTCGACAATCGGAGGTGAAAACAATGGTTAAATTTTTCGAAGAACGAGTAATCAATGGGTTGAAAAAATGGACAGATGTTCCTGAACTGTGGAATAAGAAGGTAATTGAAAGACTTCAAAAGGATGGCTATGTACTGAATGAGGACGGGACAGTAACAGAATCAAAACCAGGAATAGTGAAATAAAATACGTGCAAGGGAGAAAATATGGAAATTAAAGGAATTGACGTATCATCTTATCAGAGTAAGCCAGACTGGGCGAAAGTATCGAATTCTGAAATTAAGTTTGCAATATTGAGAATCCATCAAAAATCTGGAACTGATTCCTCTTTTGAGCATAACTACAAAGGATGCAAGTCAAATGGAATCCTTGTCGGCGGATATAAATACAGTTACGCTCTGACACCGGCACAGGCAATTGATGAAGCTGAGAGCGTAATTTCTGTTCTTGGCGGACGCGGAATGGACTTTCCAATCTTCTACGACCTTGAATGGAGTCAGCAGAGAAACCTTGGAAAACAGGCGATTGAGAACATTGCAGTAGCATTTCTGACCAGAATCAAAAAAGCCGGTTATAAGGTCGGTATCTACTGCAATCTTGATTGGTACAATAACGTTCTGTCAGACGCCCTGAAAAAGTACGATTGCTGGATTGCTCGTTATCCGGCTAGTGATAATGGCTCTGTACAGGAAAGATTGCGTCCATCTGTTGGTGTAGGCTGGCAGTATTCCAGTAGAGGAAAAGTATCCGGCATTAGTGGTAACGTTGACATGGATGTATTCTATAAGGATTACAAAGAGGAGGTTTCTGCAATGGATAAAGCTATTGAAAAAGTGATTCTTATTGCAAAAAATGAGATTGGATACCTTGAAAAGAAGAGCAATAGTCAGCTCGACAGTAAGACTGCAAACGCCGGCTCGAACAACTATACGAAGTACTGGCGGGACATTAAGCCATCATATCAAGGACAGCCTTGGTGCGCAGCATTCGTGAGTTGGTGTTTTATGGAAGCATTCGGACAGGAAAAAGCAAAAAAACTGTTGAAGCACTGGCCCTATGTTTACTGCCCAACACTTGGTAATCTGTTTACAAGGAACGCTAATCCAAAGATTGGCGATATTGTAATCTTTTATCGTAACGGAACTTTTGCTCATACCGGCATCGTAACGGCTGTAATCGGAGACAGGTTCTATACCATCGAGGGAAATACTTCTGGTGCATCTGGAATTATTGCAAATGGCGGCGGTGTCTGTGCAAAGAGTTATCTTAACAGCCAGATGCCCGGAACTAAGTTCTGTACACCAGATTATAGTATTACATCTGATGCATCTGTACCCGCAAAATCTGAAAATGCATTGCCTAATACCGCACAAACAGGAGAGAAATATATGTTTAATCCAGAAACAGTAAAAGCAGGAGATAAAAACACATCTGTGCTCCTCTTACAGGAAATCTTAAGAGCCAGAGGTTTTAAAGGAGAAGGCGGCAAAGCTCTGAAACTTACATGGACAGCAGATACGAACACGATTTGCGCTCTGAAAGCTTATCAGGAATCCAGGAAAGAAGTTCTGGAAGTGGATGGTATTTGCGGACCCGCCACATGGAAAGATTTGATTGCCATATAAAAACACCCCGGGGTTAATTCCCCGGGAACTTTATTTATAAACATATTTTGTATCATTTCGGAAGTTTTAGACTGTTATCGTTAGTCACACGTTAGTCACAAATAAAAATATTGTTTCCTAATATAATAGTGCCAAAAACACTGTATTTACAGGCATTTGCGCAATTTTCTAAATTCTATTTGTTAGTCACAATCAATAAAATTAGAATAATAAAAATGAAATGTGGGAAATCCTTGTAAAATCGCTGAAAACATTGATTTTAATAGGGTTTCCGGCATTTCGATAATGATATTTCGGTTGTTTTAGAAAGATTAAAATGGGTTCCGTTAGTCACAGTTAGTCACAAATGGAACTTTTATCTTTTCTATTTCTGTCCGGAGTTCTTCTAGCGTTCTGTGGCCATATACTGCGTTTGTAACATCTCCGCCAAAGGAGTGGCCAAGCATTCGTTTTCGGTCATTCTCCCGGACACCGTATTTTTCGCACAGTGCGGAAAAGGTGTGTCGGCAGTCGTGCGGCGTGTGTTTCGGATTGCCGACTATTTTTAATCGTTCCAGTGTAGGATAGAACAATGCTTTTCTATGGTGTTGCTGAGTATATACACATAATTTTCCATCTTGTGCCAGTACTTTCTGTTCGACAAAATGATATACGGCAGGATGTATCGGGACGATTCTGTTTTTACCCGCTTTTGTTTTGATTCCACCTTGAAAATATTTCTCTTCCAGGTTGGTTGTAAGTTTTAACACTTCACCGATTCTCCAACCAGAATAGCACATAATAAGAATGAGCTGCACTTCTGGATCGTTGGCATTATCCCATAAAGTTTGTAGTTCCTGATCAGAAAATGGCGTTCCATGTTCGGTGTCGTTATCAGCGTTGACATGGACATATAATGCCTTATTTTCCGTTACAATTTCTGAGTAAACTGCATATTTGTACATCTGCTTGAACAGAGTCAAAATAGCCATCTGGCTTTGCTTTTTCAGCTTACAATCATCAATAACCTTTTGCATATCAGGAGCCTTTAAATCTTCGAATATGCGATTGTGCAGAACAGTACAGTTCGTATAAGCTGTCCGGTATGCTTCCTTTGAGCTGTACGACAGTTTTGTCCCCTCTGGGAACTTCCACGCATAAAACTGTTTATATACATCTGAGAACGTCAATTTCTTGATTTCCGGGTGTTTATCCTCTACGCCCTTGATTGTATTGTAGTCGGCAATCAAGCGGCTTATAAGAGTATCTATGTCAGTTGTAGGGGACACCTCAAGAGTCCGTTCCATGCCGGGTTGATATGTTCCGGCTTTGTAAGCTGTCAGGACAGTGAAGCCTTTTATCCAGTCATCTACGTAGCAGATTGCCGGCGGACGTTTTAGTTTGCCATTATCGCCCAGTGTAGCTGGCGGATGCACTGCGAAGCAGTTTCTCCGGTTCTTGCCAAGGTACCGAATAGAGCCGAAGTTATTCGGCAGTTTTGGATATTTCTTTCTTTTCTTCGCCATTTTTATTCCTCTTTTCTTTATGTAGCTGTTTTTAGGTATAAAAATAACAGTCGAACAAATTTTCTGTCTTGTTCGACTGCTCCGAAGATGATACAATATGTTTTGCCAGAATATAGCATCTCTCCGGAGATGTATAAACGCCGTCTCGGTACGCCAATACCGGGGCGGTTTTTATTTTTTATTCTATTTCTTCAATATCGACTGAATATCCAAGAACTTCTCCGACAGTTGTGCATTTTCCCTTTAGTGTGACTGTATCGCCTTTTGCCATTGATGCGACTTTCGAACGCTGCTCATCATTTTCAATCTGGCATTGAACGCCGATTATCGCATATTCATCGTCAGGATAGAGGGAGATATATTTTCCAGATGAATCAATGTTCCCGAGTCTACCAGTGATTTCTAAGTACTGCCCTTTGTATTTATCAGATGCACCCATTGCATTACTGTCAAGATCAGACATCATATCATTGACCGATACGGATGTGTATTCAATTGGCGCAGGTGTATCAACTTCTTTTGCAGATTCTGTCTTTGCGGATGTGCCGGAAGAAGATGTGGTGCTTGAATCCGAATTTCCACCAACGGCACCAATAACACCAACGGCGACGACTGCTAAAACTACCCATTTAAGTTTTCCACTTTTTTTCTTGCTCATAGAATTGCTCCTCCTAATAGCTTTATTCGCCACGCTTCGCACTTTTTATGCGGATTATGTATTTTGTACCGCTGATTTTGCAATATTATGTAAAGTACGGTTATTCGTGGTATTTTTATTTTATCATTTTAAGAGCATATTGTAAAGATTTAGAACGAAATAGAGTGATTTAGATGAATAAGAAATGTTTTAAGTGCTTTGTACTTCTCTTGCTGATCTATAAGGTATTTAGTCTTGTACATACCCCACAAAAGATAATTTCCAATAATAATCAGAAGGATATGCAGATAGTTCATTCGTATACGGTATATCAGGAGCATTCTGTCCAGAAGTATCCGCATACAAACAACGGCGGTGGAAAAGTTTGTGATCTCGCATTTTTCTTCTGTGAAAGCATAATTTTCTTTGAGATTG